GATTAAAATTACGAGCCTTCGGAAATGGTCGAGTACCAGCAAATTTGGCACGACGAGTATTAAATAAATTCTTACGAACACTATCCAATAACTTCTTCTTCTGAGCAGAACGATTACCCCTTAAACTCATGATACTATCTTCCGGTCCACAAACAAGAAATTTACTTTTAAACTGAGGTCTACACGTATAACCACGGTAACTCATTAATTAAATTGTGAACAACATTACAAATAAGACAGAATTCTATTCGCTATTTCAGGTATCGGCCGACGCCCACGAGGATCAGACATAGCACGAACAGCCCGACGACGTTCAATAGCACGACGCCTCCTTGCGAGCCGTAAACGACGCATCGCGACTTCGTTCGCTCTAGGCCCAATCGGATCTCTCCATGTACCATTGGTTTGTCTGTTTCCATGGTAAATACTATTCCACCTCCCACTAACGTCGTGTCCAACAAATTGCATTTTCTTAAATTATGAACAACATTTACAAATGACGATCTGGAAGTTCATCAAAACCATCCATGTGTAAGACACGGTACCTACGTTTCAATGCATCAATCGTCTCACTATCATGCCAAATTTGATCTATACTATACTGACTCGTAACAACAATTTTCTTGGGACGAATCATGATCGCCCCGCCTTTCGTTTCTGCTATAAAACCATATCTATCTCCCCAAATCTTCAAATGGTGGGCCAAACAATCATGTTTGGTATCCAAATCGTCTATTATCACGCAATCTTCACCTTGATAACCATCCCACCACTTATTCGCCATCTTCATATACGCATCAGGATAATCTTCACGAGCCTTACGGCTCTTACCAATACCTGCACGACCATAAATCCACACACCAGTACATTCTTCAGCATCACTTGGTCTCACCATATGATCCTTTGCTATGGTCTTTAAAGTTCCATAGAACCGAATGTAGATGTCACTTGGGATAGCGGCAAGCTCTCCAGCTTCTGCTTTTTCACGGGCTTCATCCCATCGTTGCTTTTCTTTGTCACCTTTAGCGGCACTAGAGATGGGTCTTTGACCTCGCTCATAAAAGACACCATCCTTTTCGCAATACGCAATAGCTTGGTCGGGTCTTCCTTTGGATACTTCCCAATGAGCAGAAGGTATTCTTGCTCTAACATAGGTGAATGAGCAAGGATTGACGGAATAGGCATATCCCTGAAGATGGGGTGTTCCGGACTCACCGACTTCTCTTCCGAAACAAATGTATCGAAAGAACTCTGAGACCATTCCGAGAATGTTGGTTGCATCATCTTCAGTATAATTATTAAGCGTAAAACACCAAGCACGAGCTCTTGACATAAACCAATTATTCTTGGTTAATTGTGTTCATTCGAGCAAAAATCGCTTGTCAGTTGCGAAAAACAAGCAAAACAAAACAATGGAACGGTTCCATTTTTTTGCTATGACGTGGATATTCGGGGGTCTGCGCGCTGCTTCGCAGCGCGCAGATTCCGCTGCGCGGGCCCGCTGCGCGGGCCTTTCATGCTACGCATGAAAAACAGTGTAGCACACGCACACTAGGTCTAGGGTAATACTGGAGCCTAGACCTAGTGTGCACTCCTAAAGTTTAAGCTACCTGCGCAAATGCTTGCGCATCATCCGTTTCAGGATTAATAGCAAATTGATTAACATTTGCTATTGCTACTAAAGGTGCGTTAACAACACGCTTCGTTGGAGTAATAGCAATACCACCAAATACCCCTTTAAAAGCGTAATTACGGATCAATGAATATTGACCCGAACCGTGGCTAACTGTAGTAGCATTATTAGCTGATATTTGAGACGCACGACACACTATAACTATTTCAATTTCGTGCTTAAAACTTGCAAACTGGTGCAACTGAGGTAAATTTAAACGATGAGGCCCAGACAAACGCAAAGATATCTCATGCTGTTCGCCAGGCTTAACTTTAAATTGCATCTTCTTAACACACTTATAATACTGCTTTACACCACTATAAGATAATATGTTCGTTCCATAACGCGAAGGTACCTCAGCATAAACAGCACCAGGAACACCATTATCTGCTGTATTATATGTACCATTAGCTAACTCAATTTGATCCAACAAATTCTGAATACTTGACGGACAATACTGTCCATCAATACCAGAAGCCCCAATATCAGACGAAAACGATACAGGTAACTGATCACGACGCTTCATAAAATGAACCGTAAACTCCAACGTGTTGTTACATGTATTCTGAAAAGTTTGTTTCTCATACATACTCTTAACAACCAAATTCACATCAGCAGAACGATAACTGGCTTTACCAATATTGGTAACAGCACCAAGTAAATAATTGTTGGCACCGAAAGCGGGATTGCCAACAACATACGGAGTAGAATACGTTTGACCATAATTATTGCCCATACTTTGACACAATATGTCACATAATCTAATAACATCATTCTTAGTAAACGACGATACATACGCCAATCCTTGATTAGGACAAGAATGAGAAAACTCCAAAGCATGTTCATACTTATCAGTATGCACAGGATTGTCACGCATTGTTCGCCATACATGTTTACTCAATTTACTTTTAACAGACGCTACTAACGTACGATTCTTCGACCACTCTGCAGAAGCAGCACGATTAAAATTACGAGCCTTCGGAAATGGTCGAGTACCAGCAAATTTGGCACGACG